CTGTACCAACCAGAACTAAACCTTTATCACGTAGTAGATATCGAGCGTTGCAAACTAACCGCTGAAGAACTACTGGGCTACAACACCACCACAGGTGACTATTCGGGCATTATGGATGATTGGCAAGAACGTTCATTCCGTATGGGCTACCCAATATCCCATTGGATTGTTGAAATCAATGCCGCACAGCGGTTCCTTCTACAGCATGACTTTGTACGTAAATGGGCTTCCCGTAACATGGTCAACATCCTTCCTCACACCACCAGCCGTAACAAACTGGATGAGAAACTGGGTGTTGAAGCGTTACTGCCCCAGATTTTTAGGACAGGAAATATACGTTTGCCAAATAACCGTATAACTTGGAAGACAATGGCAGCTGTTGGGGAGTTAACTTCGTGGACTACAGACAAAAAGAACGGCACAGACATTGTTATGTCTATATGGATGGCTGTTCTGAACATCCCTAACTTGTCTACAGCCAAACTTCCACCCCGACAATGGCGACCTTCGTGGCTTAACTCGTGAACCGTGTGTTATCGTTATATTGTTTGAGTCACACTAAAGGTCCTGCATGAAATCAATCGAAGAAATAGTTGACCTTTACCGCCAACGTGTAACAGCACAAGGCCCTGTCCTTTCACAAATGCGCCAAGTCCGTCAACTCGCTAATGGTGACGTTGTTGTTCCATTAAACGAACTGGACCGTAACACTAAATCTTCCGTTGCAAACCTACTGGTACAAGGATTAGACCAGATGGCTATGCGTGTTTCCTCAACAATGCCGGTACCTTATTTCCCTGCTTTGCGTGAAGGTCAAGACCGCAGCATGAAATTGGCTCGTGACCGCAAGCGAGCAATGCTTTCTATTTGGGACCAGAACCGTATGAACATGAAGATGCGCCGACGTGCGCGTCACCTTCTTGCATACAGCAACTCACCTATTTACATTAAGCCTAACTTTGACAAACTGATTCCAGAATGGCAGTTACGCAACCCACTAGATACCTTTCCTGCACCGTCAGTAGACCTTGACAACCCAGTACCGATGGACTGTATCTTTTCGTACAGTCGCAGCTACCAATGGTTGACACAAAACTTTGGTTACGCAGTAGATGGAAGCCTTCGCGTGGGTAAACCACAACAAGACGACATGTTCACCATCCTTGAATACGTATCACCAGACGAAGTAGTTACCCTTGTTATGGGATACGAAAAAGAACGTGACCCTATTAGTGGCACTGCATACTTTGGTTCACCAGCTGTAGAACTATCCCGCATTGTCAACCGCACAGGTATGCCTCTTGTTATCGTTCCGCAAAGAATCACACTTGACAAAGCACACGGACAATTTGACGGTCTACTAGGCATGTACTACACCCGTGCAAGATTGCAAGCCCTCACCGAAATTGCTATCGAGCGTGGCATCTTCCCAGACGAATACCTAATTGCCCGACCTGGTGAAAACCCAGAGATTATCCAAATCGCTGAAGGAAAATCAGGACAACTTGGTGTTGTTAAGGGTGGCGACATCCAACAGTTGCAGTCAAACCCTGGCTACAAAACAGACGTTGCATTAGATAGGCTTGAACGCCAAGAACGCCTCGAAGGTGCCATCCCTGCCGAGTTTGGTGGAGAATCAGGAACCAACATTCGTACAGGTCGCCGTGGAGATTCAATCCTTGCAGCAACCGTAGACTTCCGAGTTCAAGAAGCACAAGAAATCTTCTCGTCATCCATGATTGAAGAAGACAAAATTGCTATTGCAATAGAAAAAAACTATTGGGGCAACACCGGCAAATCATTCTTTATGCCAGGCATGGGTGGTGGAATCAAAGATTACACACCAAACAAACTATGGGAAACAGACTTCCACTATGTTGCGTATTCCGCAGCAGGTTCAGATGTCAACAGCCTTATTGTTGGTTTAGGTCAGCGTCTTGGTACAGGGCTTATGTCTAAAGAATCAGCCCGTGAAGCAGACCCTCTCATCTCAGACCCAGAACTAGAGAAAGACCGTCTTGTTTCTGAAGGTATTGAAGCAGCATTGTTGTCTTCTATCCAGACACAAGCCGCAGACCCTAACGGTCCATACCAGCCAGACGATTTGGCTTACATTGCTATGCAAGTTGCGTCTAACAAGATGAGTCTTTCTGAAGCAATCATGGCTGCACAGAAACGCGCACAAGAACGTCAAGCTGCACAGGTTCCTGCTGGTTCACCAGAAGCACAACCTGGATTGTCTGCACCTGGTATGGGTATGGAAGCTGGCGTGGGTGGACCTGCTGGTCCTCCGCAACTTGGAGATTTACTTGGTCGTCTTGGTGGGGGTGCGGGTGCCGCAGCACAACCACAATCACCTGGCGGCGTAATGTCACTTGCTAATCAATTGGGGGCTTAATGTCTGACTATTCAAACCGTACCGACTTGCAGAATCCTGCGGCAAAGATTGCTGCAACAGCAGCTAAAGGCCAAACCTATGGTGAAGCAGGTAAACAAATCGCTGCTCAACAGGCTGTCCCTATGGGTGCATCTCCTGCCTCGATGATGCCACAAGGCATTGTCCCTGGTTCTATGGGTGCGTTAGACCGCATGACGGAACGACCAAACGAACCAATTACTGCTGGTATGGATTTTGGTGCCGGACCAAGCATGGCGCAAGCGGGTATTCCTATTGTTGCCCCAGGATTTAATGATGCTATTGAAGAACTAAAAGTTTTGTATCGTCAATTTCCTAATGATGATTTAGCTAACTTGTTATCTGCAATGCTTAATGAAGGTGCATAGTGACTAAAACAAATAGTTTTGCTGTAGATAGTGTTATTTTTGACACCCTCCAAGCAGAGAACGCCAAAGTTGAACAGTTCAAATCACAAGCAACTCCGCAGGTTTCGTCGCGTCTTGGAGAAATACATAAGGTTTACCCAGGGTTGGGTCTTGGCGTAAAACTTGCTATGGCTAAATCAGGTATGTCTAACGAAACCATTGACAAGATTTACCCTCACGGAACATCAGCAGCATTGCAAGCGTCTACTCAACCTAAGAAAGAAAAATCTTGGTTTGAACGCAACGTAATGGATAAAGCAAAAACTGGTGCGCGTTACGGTTTTGCAGCGTTGAACCTTCCGTTGGACATTGTTCAAGGTGCAGCAGCACAAGCGTTTGATAACAACGGCGACATTGATGGTTGGTTTATTTCTACTGACCTTGGTTCGTTGATTGCTAACGATACTGAAGCCGGTTCAGGTTTCTTTATGGGCGGGAAAGCCCGTGAACTTCAAGCCGAACGCGCACGTAGATACCGTGGAACTATCGGTGGACATGCGTGGACTATTGGGCGTGGACTTGCCAGTACAGTTTTTACACCAGACACCATGGCTTTCAATCTTATGTCCGGAGCTTTTGATGCTGCAACAGCATTAGCAATTCCTACTGTCCCTGGTGCGGGTCAAGCCCGTAAAGCAATCCTTGCAGCTGACGAAATAGGTAAAGGCGGCAAACTTGTATCAGGCGCGGCTGACGTTCTGCAATCTGTAGGCAAAGGCTCAACAGCTATTAACTTCACCAAAATGACAGCCAAAGAAATTGAAGAAGCCCGTGCTGGTGTTCTTGTTGGTCGTCAAGTAGATTTTGAACAAGCTAACCGCTGGTTTGGTACAGCACATTCCCAACGTGTTATTGACCGCACTTCTGAAACCAACGACTTTCTTGGTGTCTGGGATTTGTGGGGTCGCAAAATTGAACCAGAACTAGCAGTAGCTATGGCTAAAGAATCAGACCCAAACAAGATTCGCCTCATGCTCCTTGACCAACTTGGAACACATAAAGGTCTTTCAGATACCGGCGACATTATTGGCGGTAAAAAAGTTTATGCTTCGCTTGCTCGACGTGACCAGTGGTTAAACACTATTCCTTTGGGTGACAAGATTTCTCGTGCATACGCCAAAATGCCTACACGTAACTTCAACCTTATGAAAGCAGAAAGCCCTGCTGACCAAATTAAACATCTTGACACTATTGACCGCATGTTAAAACTTGCCCTTGTTGATAGAGATGTATCACGCAACCTTGTCAATGAGGCAGCAGAATTAATCATTACAAAAAACCCAAACAAAATTGAACGCTTCACACAAAGATTTGATGAAGTCATGCGTCGTTCTTCAACTGGTGCACAAATTACTGGAACCACAACAAGCAACCTTGCAGACTTAAACAAATACGGCGCAAACATTAGTAACAAGTTTGAAGTTGGGCAACGCATAACCACAAAAGGTGGGGATGCTGCATACATTAAATCTATTGACAAGGCCGCCAAAACTGCCGAAATTGAATTAGTAAAAGAATCAGTACCACGTGAAATTGTTGACGCTATTTTTGATGGCAACCAAAAACTTCGTGACAGCCAATCAATGTTCACCATTGACGAAGCAGGAAACATAAACGACTGGGGAATGTATAACCAAATCCACGGTCAAGGTCTTGCCAACGGCACAGACATTACTTACGCTGGTCCTGGTTTAACTTCTGAAATGGCAATGAATGATTACTACATTCCCGACATTAGACAAGTCAGAAGACTGACAGCTTCTAAACCTATTAACTGGGTTATCGCTAAAAAAGGTGTTGAGGGCGACCCCAACATTCAAAACCTTATGAGGGCCGGTACATTACGCGCACCATTCTCAGCCATTGTTTCAATGCAAGAAGAAGTGTGGCGACCAATAGTTACTCTCACTATGGGTAACTTTGTACGAAACACTGTTGACTCACAAGCCATGATTGCATTGTCAGGCAAGCGAGTTAGCAGCATCATCCGTCACCCTTTTGAATACTTGTCACTAACAAACAACAGACTTAAAATCACAGACTTGTTTGGGCGCAACTTTGATGCTGAAGTATCAGTAAACCAACTATCTGACGCACAAGAAGGATTTAAGTTTATTGCTACTGAAGCACTGAACTCACGCTACAAAGACCCTGTAGAAGTATGGCGCAAAGGTAAAAGACTTGGAACGTTCACTCCTCGAACAAGAGGGATTGACGGGGTACCTGATGTTGTACGTGCGCATGGCGACGAAATAGGAAAACTAAACGGAGACTGGCTTGCCCGTACCCTTGCCAACAAAAGGAATGGTGACATAACTCCAGAAGACATTGCCGAGATGATTAGACGTGGCGACGAAGATGCAAACAAATGGTTTGACCAGATGCGTCAATACTACAAAGATGGTCGCCAAACATACAACCGTTCTACAAATACATGGGCTAAAGACAAAATTGATTTAACTGACGACCAAAACCTTTTTGCCCACATCAAAGAAGTGCAAGGTCGTATTGACCAAATAACAGGCAACCATCCAGAACTGCTTGACGTTGTTGCGCGTGGTCGTACACGGCCAGTTGAAATAGGTAGCGAATTTATTTCTAAAGGCGATGTTGCTGTTGGAGAACGAGTCACCTACAAAGCAGGAAAGAAACGTCTTGCCGAAGGTGAAATTGTTTCTATTGATTCAGTAACCGGCAAAGTAACTATTGAACCTTACGCATTTAACGGTGGAGAAAACACGCCTGATTTGATTAAACATCTTTCAAGCGACAAAATCTATAACGACCCTAAGATGCCTAAAAAAGTTATGGGTGAAGTCATTGACCCTAAAACTCCAGAAGCTTATGGTTTGAAAGAATCAATGAACCGATTGACGGACTACTTCCACGGACATTTGTATAACGCCCCAATTGCAAAACTTGAACGTTCACCAGTTTTCCGTGAACTTTATTATGACTGGGTAAATAAACTGGCAGGTTCTTTAGATAAAAATTCTATTGACGAAATCATTTCTGACATTACAGCCCGTTCTGCGGATTCAGGCAAACGACCAGAACTTATGGTTGGTAAAGAAACATGGGCAAAACTTCAAGATTTGCAGTCAGGCAAAATCAAATCATACGGCACTATCAACGCTAAAGAATTAAACGCTTTTGCAGCAGGCCAAGCTGTTGATGACACAATGAAAATGTTTTACAACGCTGTAGACCGACGCAACGGTGTTGATGCTATGCGTATTATCTCGCCGTTCGCACAACAGTGGGCAGAGTTCATGGGCCGTATGGGGAAACTTGCGTTCAACCCTATTAGTGCTGGCGGGCCAAACATCATCCCTGACGTAAACGTATTGCGTAAAGGACAGCTGGTTGCACATGGCGTAACTACAGCAGACCCAGACCAGAATGGTCGAGGATTTGTATATAAGGACCCACAATCAGGAGCGTGGTCTTTTACTTTTCCATTATCAGGTCAATTAACCAAAGCATTGTTTGGGGTAGAAATGCCTATCAATGCTTCCGTTAAAGGTATCGGCCAAGGTCTTGACTGGAAACCAGGGCTAGGTCCTATGGCTACTTTGGCTGTATCTAAAATCCTTCCTGACTCTCCTTCGACCGACACCATTCGCAGCATCCTGCTTCCATATGGTGAACGAGGCTCATTGAACCAAGCCCTTCTTCCTACGTGGATTACCAAAATTACTGACGGTATTAGCGGCAACGAAGGTTCGACCATGTTTATGAACACCGTTGTTGAAACCATGCAGGCATTAGCAGCAACAGGGAAATACAATACTGCCGATTCGAACGACCGTGAACGGTTAATGAATGACGCTAAAGATAAAGCTCGTTACCTTTCTGTCCTTCGTGGCATAACACAATTCACTGGTCCGGCATCAGGTTCATTTGACCCTAAAGTGCAAACCAAAGGCATAGATGTATATACGTCAGTTCTTGCCCAGGCGTTCCGTGAAATGCAAACCAAAGACTACGACACCGCAGTTATCAACTTCATTGACGTATTTGGCGAAGATGCCTTCACATATATGGGTAACAAGACTAAATCATTGTATGGCGGTCTTGATGCCTCTAAACAGTTCGGTGATTTTGAACGGACCAACAAAGGGTTGTTTAACCAGTTCCGTGACGTAGCCGGGTTCTTTAGTCCAATAGGAACAGAGTTTGATATGACTGTGTACCAACGCCAGTTGGCTTCTGGAAAACGTGTCAAACTTAGCCCTGAAGAAATGCTTGCATCTGCTGAAGCGACCATTGGTATGGCTTACTACAGGACCCTTCGAGCGCAGTTCCCTGATTCTATGGATGCTGGTCAGCGGGATTACATGTCCCAATACCGCAAAGCGTTAAACGCTAAATATAAAGGTTATGCCGAAATGGTGTATGACCCCAACAAAGTACCAAAACAAATTGAACAACTCGTCAAAGCGGCTCAACGCCCAGACCTAGATAACAACAACGTAGCTATGGCTGTTCGAGCATACGGAGAAATCCGTGACCGACTACTTGTTGAAGCACAAAACCGTGGACTGTCATCTTTGGAATCAAACAACGTTGTTGACTTGCGTGACTACTTAGCTTCATATGCTCGTGCGCTTACAGAGAAATATCCTGAGTTCGCACGGGTGTACGATAGGTTGCTATCCAAAGAGGTTGAATAATGAGTAACACCCCAAACCCAAATCCATCACCAGCAATGTCAGTAGACCCTAAAGACTGGGCTGCTGGCATCCCGATGGGCGGTGCATCAACTGCCGAAATAAGTAACTCACAAATCAGAACAATCCTTACAGGACTTGACGACATCAGATTAAAACAAGTTCAAGGAATTCTCAAAGCAAAAGGCTGGTACGGCTCCTCAGAAAGAGGCAACGGCTTCATGCCGCAAGACATTAACGCCTTCCAAAACTTTTACGAAACCGCCAAAGCCAAAGGTCTTGACTGGCAAACAGCCTTAACCCAAGTAGCCAAAGGCCCAGACTTTGTTATGGGTTCAAGCGGAATCAACAAAGTACCTTCAGCAATTGACCTTAAAGAAGTCCTGCAACGCACAGCCCTAACTGTTATGGGTCGCACCCTTGACGACAATGCAGTACAAAACCTTGTTGGTTCATACCAGTCTGTAGCTAACGGCACCGCATCAACCCAGGCTCCGGCAGCTGACACATTCTTCAAATCTCGTATCGAACAAAAATACGGTGCCGAATCAGACGCAACAAAATACTTGTCTGCTATCAGCAACGTATCCAAAGTGTTAGGAAATCTATAATGGCTGAAACTGTTACCCCCCAAGAATACAAAGACCAAATAGAAGCACTGCAAGAACGCCGCAAAAAACTTGAAATTCTTAGTTATGATTCCAAAAAAGGTGGCTACGAATTCGAAGGAAAGATACTTGGCAAGACAGACCTTGATACTGCAATTGCTGCAACCAAAACATCAGAAAAAAATCTGATAGCTCGGTTAAGGAAATCATTAAAAACATCTGAAGTTTCAAGAAACAAATCTTTAAACCTTGGCGTTGAGTACAAAAAACTGGTTGACGCAGCAATAGCCGTAGAAGTTACAGACTACGAATCTTCTATTGAAAACCTTAAAGCCTGGCGCAATGTCCAAACTTTTGTTGAAAACAATAAAGACATAAAATCCGTAGAAACAGTAACAAAAAATCCTAGTGTTCTTGAAATTGCTACTGCATGGCTTCGTACTGGTATCGGCCCTAAGTATGTTAAAACCGTTAAAGATGTTGACCCTAAAAAAGTACAAGCCAATACAGATAGGGCTGTTGCTTTAGCAACTGGTTTTGCTGAGAAAGACACGACTAAACGAGAAGGGCAAATACAAATAGTTGAAAGAGGTAAAACATTTCTTAGAGACAGGGTTGTCGTTACTGACGACCCTACTTTGCAGGCACGAAAAATTGAGATTGATGCAATTAAAGTTGGTCAAGATGCGCCTGTCGAAATTGCTACTTCTGCCCGCAAGGGCACTGCCCCTGTTTCAAAGATAACCCTTGCTTCTAAAACGGTTGCAGGTAAGGTTCCTGCGGTTAAACGTGTTGATGCTTCTGGTCGTTCCGGCATGGGTGCAACAGCACCTAAACCACCTTTAGGTGGCGGTGGTACTGGTGGTGGGACTACAGGTTCCGGCACTGGTGGTGGACTTAAAAAAGGTGAAGTTCTTTTCGACGGCAAAAAAGTCAAAGTTGGCGGGTCTAAATGGCAACAAATTATTCAAGACGAATTTGGTTCCATGTGGGATGTTTACAACGACAACCCTGAAGTAAAAAAAGTTATTGACATATCAGTTAAAGAAGGCTGGTACAACGACGAAACAAAACTTACATCTCGTTTGCAAAACACCAATTGGTTCCGCACAACAGAATCAGCAACCCGTCAATACAACATCAAAAAATCTACTGACCCTGCAACGCTTGAAGCAGACATCAACAAAGGAATTGAAGACACCCGCGCATTGAGCCTTGAAGTAGGTTCCGGTGTTGTCCTTTCTGACAGCACATTACGTATGTTGACTGAAAACCAAATCAAATTTGGCTGGTCGCCCCAACAGATGAAGAACGCTATTGGTTCAGAATCTATTGCTACAGCACAAGGCGGGGCGCAAGGTGTTGCTTCGTTGCGTCAAGGTTCAGTAGCCGCAGGACTTCGAGCGTCAGCAGATGACTACGCACAAAAAGTAGACCCTGCAATGCTCGATATGTGGACACAAGAAATCCTTAAAGGAACCAAAACCGAGACACAGTTCACTGACCAAATGAAAATGCAAGCTTCGCAGCAGTACCGTTCGTTGGCTCCACAGATTGAAAAAAATCAAACAGTTAAACAAGCCGTGTCTATGTATTCTGATGCGGCCAATAATGTTCTTGGTATTGACCCGTCAACTATTAACTGGACAGAAGACAAGTGGAACAAGGCTTTGAATTATCAAGACCCTAAAACAAACGAGTATCGCACTATGGATTCTTCAGAATGGAACCGCTATCTCAGGGCGCAACCTGAATGGAAAAAGACTGACGCTGCTAAAAACGCCTATCGTAAACTTGCCTTAACTTTGGCATCTGGATTTGGAAAGACACTGTAATGGATGCTGACGAAATTATCAAAACCTTTTTAGCCGCTTACGGACTTAACTCCGCAGAGATTGTAAAAATACTTGATGATGCTTTGCTTGACGACCCAACACAATTTGACGGTCCGTTCGGTAGACAGCTTGCTTTAATTTCTGTCAGGGGAACAGCTGCCTATAAGGAACGTTTCAAAGCAAACGAATTCCGTACTGCTAATGGTTATGCCGCCAAAACTGAAGACGAGATTATTGCTTTAGAAAACGAATTCAAGGCAACCCTTAGAGCCAACAGCCTTCCCAAAGGTTTCTACGACACGCAAGAAGATTTCAACAACTTCATTGGCAGAGACATTTCAGCAAGCGAACTCAACAACCGTGTATCCCAAGGGTACAACGCTGTTATGCAAGCCGAACCAGGAACCAAAGCAGAACTCAAACAACTCTACGGATTATCCGATGGGGACATTGCTGCGTTCTTTATTGACCCGACCCGTTTCAACCAGTCAGACGCAATCAAGAAAGCCCAAGCCGCACAGGTCGCTTCTGAAGCACGTCGCCAGGCAGGGTTCACGCTCGACGTGGCAGCAGCCGAAGGACTAGCAACCGAAGGCATCAGTCGCGCACAAGCCGCCCAAGGTTTCCAACAAATCGGAGCAACCCAAGAACTACTAGGCATGGAACTCCAAGGCGAAACAGCATTAACCCAACAAGAACAAATTGCTGGAACCTTCGGGACCAACCAAGCCGCAGCACAACGCATCGCCACACGCAAACGCAAACGCCAAGCAACTTTCGAGCAAGGTGGAGGCTTCGCACAAACACAACAAGGCATGACAGGTCTAAGCACCGTCGGCCAATAATGTGCTAATGTAAAAACGTATCCCGATGGGAGAACCTGATAACCACCCCCTGAGTTATCAGCGCAAAACGGGGTGTAAAAACTATGTAGCCATCACAACCCTCCGGTGTGATGTGGACCAAGGAGAGTGCCATAATGTCAAATTTTGAAGATGATTTCAACGAAGACGACTACGACCAGCCAGCATCCGAAACGAACCCAGTTCGTGCAAGAATGAAACAACTGGAAAAGGAAGCCAAAGAGTTACGCAAACAAGTTGCGGAATTCTCAGCCAGCCAACGTGAACTAGCTTTTGTAAAAGCGGGTGTAGACCCTGCTTCTCCACAAGCCAAGTATTTCGTTAAAGGCTACGACGGTGACTTAACTCCAGATGCCATTAGGCGGGCCGCAGAAGAAGCACAACTGATTACACCCCAAACTGTCCAGGAAGACCCAGACCAGGCCGCATGGAAGCAAACCAATAGGATTGCTGCCGGAGCCGAAACTGCTTCTGAAGGACCATCATGGGTTAAACGAATCAGGGATGCTGCGTCAGCAGAAGAAATTTCCGACATTTTTGCAGAGGCACAAGCCCAAGGTGTCAACCTTGGATAACAACTAAACCCCCTCTAATTTAAGGAAAAACCCAAATGGCTGATTATTACGCAGCAGAAACAGGCACCTCCAACCTCAACGTTGACCAGGTTGCCTTTGAGAAGTTGGCATACTTTGCCCTTCGCCCAGAAATGTACTTTGACCAGTTCGCAGATGTTCAAGCAACAAACGCAACTAACCCAGGTGCATCCGTCAAGTTCACAGTCTTCGCAGACCTTGCAGCAGCAACCACTGCTCTTGGTGAAGCAGAAGATGTAACCCCAGTCGCAATGAGCGACGCACAAGTTACTGTGACCCTTGAAGAATACGGTAACGCAACGGTAACAACCGCCAAGCTCCGTGCATCTTCATTCCTCCCTGTGGACCCAGTAGCCGCTAACGCTGTTGGTTACAACGCTGGTTTGTCAATTGACACCATCGCTCGTAATGTTCTTCAGGCTGGAACAAATGTTATTTACGCAACGGGTG